TTATCTAACAACAACTCAACCATTTCTACATCTTCCGGAGGAATATATTCGAGTATAACTTCTTTTATGGCATCTTGAACTAAATTGTTCATAGAACCATCCCATTTAGCAATATCACCAGCAAAAACTCCCTCACAGGATCGCAATTCATCATACATGATGGGCCACTCACTCACGGGATTTATACCAACACAAATATTATTATATCGTCTGTTTTCCATCAAATGTTCAACCAACCAACCAAAATATTTTTTCATTAAAACTTGATGATGAATTGTGCCAACTCGAAAACTTCGAGGTACTCCCTCTTTTTCTTCATTTCGCAACTCGTCTTTCAATGCTTCACACCAAACTAATTTTTTCCAATCAATTTTCCCAATCTTAAAATCTTCCTCAAAAACATTTAACTCTTCACGCAATACATTCGTGAATTTCTTTAATTCAAAGTCTATATACACGGATTTTTCTCTTTTACAGCCAAATCCGTTACTAGAATCCTTATTTAATCCGGCCAACATTGTTGTACCACCAACGATTTCTTCTTCATTTAGAGTTCTATAAACACTATGTTCGAGAAATCTTCGTACAACTCTCTTACCGAATTCTATATCAGTATTAGAAACATTCACTGTATGTTGAAACGACTTCTTTGCTACATCTTTCACAGTACATTTACCGAATTTAGTTAAATTTGCCGGAAATCTTGTAACTGGATACAAACCATACAGTGGAGTCGTAGCCAAATTAGACTTACTACCAACGGATACATTCAAAGACTCATCAATCTTCAAAACTGACATATTCTCAATTTCCTTACCACTCATTGTAAATGGCAACACCTCTGCATCCGATTGGAAAATATCGTTAATATATTTCCTAGTATCAACACTCCATTTTATTGCCAAGCCCATTCCCAGCTTATCATTTCCAGCTACATGCATACCCAGAATACCATAATTATTACTTATTACAGCTCCACACAAGCCATCACCATGTATGTTATAAGAAAAATTTTCACCCCTAACAATAACCCTATAATTGTTCAACAAAGGAATTTCATAAACGATCGGCTTGTGTGAGGAAATATTGGAAACTTGACAACTATTATAACTACCAAATGGAGTTATTAAAGATAATTTTCCAGTTGGCTCAACGCCAAAAGCAGCCAATTTCCTGAAAACCGTCGGAATATTTTTTGGTAATTTAACGATGCAAACATCTTCAGCTCTATTCATATAAACTGTATCAACCCTCAATTTATCGTAAATTATATGATTTTTTATTTTATCTCGATAAACTGTTAACCGTACATTTTCGGGTGTAATCACCGCATGACTAGGTAATAAAACACAATGTCCACTCAGTAACCCAATGACATGAATTTTATTATCGTCTCCATTCAAAACAGTAACCTCGCGTAAATTATGTACTAAACTACGATGGTAAGTACCCAAATCGTCCAAGGAAAATTGTCCAGCCATATTTGATTCTATGCTATATTTTCCTCCATTTTTACTTCCACCCTTAAACAAGCTTTCAATAACCATTCGCATTACAAATACGACTGCTATTAAACATATATAAATAGCAATAGACAGCAATTCTTCGCTCTCTAATATTTTATCCAACATGCCAGTGATTTTAGAAACCAGCCATGTTACTGCATCTCCAACAAAAGAACATAAAGTTTTGTCAGGCTCTTGACTTTCTGACCGCAATTCATCACGCAATTTTTTCAACTTTGCCTCTAAGACTTCTGGATCAATATCCTCATCATCTTCGACAGAGTCATTCCACAGTTCACTGGGTGAAGCGGGTTTCAATAATGCACTATTGAATGTCCAATCAAACATTCCTTCTGCCAAAAAACCGCTATGCTCTCTGATAAAATCTAATTGCGACTCACTCAAATTATTCGATACCATTCTACGCGCGTTCACATCGCGAAAAGCTTTAATAATTCTACAAACCCAACTATAAAACTCTAAATCAGTCTTAGTATCTGAAAAAACAAAATGAGGAATTAACCCCTCAAATTCTTTTTCGTCTCTAAAATGTATTGGAAATCCATCTTCAAACCTTCCACCGGCCAAATTATACGATTTCCACTGAGCACAACCAACATACGCTCCATTAAACTTCACTTTAGCAAAATCTAAAACAACACAACGCCGCCATAACGCTGGCAATTCCCTTATTCCATCAGTCCTGACTAAACCACTGAGATTCATAAATTCATTGGTTGTAGCCAATATAATCTCACTATTAAAAAACTTGGTGTCCTTATTTTCAGCCCTTGCACAATCTAGAGGATATTTCACTTCTGATATCATATTAATAAATGATCTCCACTGAGATATACCTTGTTGACCAACATCGTCCATATAAAATATAGTTTCATTCTCGTACATATCATAAAAATCCTTGCCATCATTTACGTCCTTAATAATATGAACGTATTTAGACCAAGGACACGCTTGTACTACTGCATTCATAGCTCTAGACTTTCCACAACCCGGAGGCCCTTGGAAAATTATTCCAATAGGTTCCTGCCGACTACATTGTTCAAATGCCTCTATGCGTTTGACAAGCTTCAAAAAGTCCAAATAAACCGCCATAACTGCAGCTGACCTACGACTCCATTGTCTAAACACTTCGTGCTTTAAATTGTTATGAAACGTTTTAATTTTAACACGAAATGCTATTTTCGTAATTTTCTCACCCAATTTATCTTCTCCGATAAATTTATTCATTTGATACAATTGGGCGTGCGTTGAAAATTCACCCAAACTCGTCAGGTATTCCCTTATTGAATCTATAAACCCAGACTTGGGAAGCAGATCCAAAATAAAACACACTGCTTGTATAACAAGAGATATAATCTGATGGATACCAGTTATATCATCACACAATTTTGCTGAAGAAAAAACATTCATACGCTTAATTATTTCAAAAAGCGTCTTCGGTAAAAACATAGAAACCGTTGATAAACACAATTCTTCCAACATTTGAGGTCTAAATTTATCCAAACACCCAGACGTTGTTGTGTACACATCAATAATTACAGCTATCATATCTGCCATATTAATTCCGGTTGCACACATATTTTTAAGTCGCAAGAATATACTAACGACCTGCAAAAGTATCTTAACGTCAAAGAATTTTTGGGCTTCTTCTCCCATTCTCTTTAAACGCGCCATAATTTTAATACAATCAACGAAAAAAGAACCAGCATCGAAACAATCTTGTACCATACCCTCATATTTAAAATTTCCAGTACTGTACAATAAATATCTCAACCGTTTCTTA